CAGACTTCGCTTTGCATGGAAACACGCGCCACACATTTGATCGCCGTCCAAACTCAGCTATCGCCCGCTTGCCGTACCCTGTAGTTTTCCTAACGGAGCCATCCGCCTGTCGGATGGAGCCATTCTGCATTTCACCTGCGCGCTTATTAGGCTTGTCTTTAATTACGTTAGTAGTAGCTGGCGCGCCCTTGCTTAGAACAAACATGAACTCGAACGTGTTTTCATATCTGCTCATTGCACCAACAGACGAGCAGTTTTGTTTATCCCAGATCATCGTGTCGTGCAGATTAAAGCCGCACACATCCTTGAAGTACAACGCCTGCCGAAAGCTAGTACCTGTCTCGCTGCCATTGATTGTGGCATCGCCAACAACCCACACGACCACGCCGCCTTTCTTCGTGACGCGGTATAACTCTTGCGCGATACCCTCGAAGTCGAACGTGTACCCGTTATATGTACGTAGGTTGTCGTATGGCGGGCTTGTGACTGTCAAATCCACGCTGCCGTCAGGTATGCCACGCATGACCTCCAAGCAATCGCCGTGGTGCAGTTCGTACAAAGCGGGACTCACAATAAAAACGCCCGCCGAATCGTGAGACTCAGGCGGGCCACAAAGGCCGGGTTAGCGGCAGGAGAAGAACAGCAAAAACAAAAGCCCGCGAACCTTTCGGAACCGGGCTTTGCGATCTACAGGCGCAACAATGACCTATATCTGAAAACCATCATATCACACCCAAAATAGTCTCACAAGTTTTTATGTTGCTCCTAGCATACGCATTGCTCGGTTATGCGCCATCGTCGTTCCCGCTTCCAGGCGGCGGTAGTAAGTCGCCCTGCTGATGCCGTGTCCATCGAATAGATCAGGCATATCCTCATGCCAGACTTTGGCCACATAGTAGGCAACTACGACCAGCTGATGCTTGATGTCCAAAGACATGACCGCCTTGTGAATCGCCATGCTCTGGGGGTCAAGTCTCACGTCTGGCTCTCTACCACCAAAGTGCATGCCCATGAGCCTACAGAACGGTGTGATCTCCAGCTTGGCCCAGAACTGAGGGCGGTTGGCCCACTCTGCCCACTGATGCATGTCTCGCTGGATCTTCTCCGGCACGCTCTTGAGTTTTTGCCCCATGTCGATGATTCTCCGGTCGTGTGCTATGTCAGTTGCTTCAATTCGTTCGTATACCTTGGCAGGATCGCCCATTCTCCAGCGCTCCACGTCACCGTCTCCACAACGGGCTTGGCTCAGCCCCATTGCCTACACCGTGAATCGTGGCAATGGGCGGCTGTGCGCGATCAATCTCATCCATTCTGGCTGGCCGCCAGGACAGCCGTCCGTGACTTCCCCGCCTATACGGTGCCGGAGTAATCACCGGGGCCTGCAATGGCGGCTGCGCCCTCACCCAGTCGATGACAAATGCCGTCAGGCCGCTTGCGAGCGATTTGCCCCGGATGGTGTAGACGATTTGAGCCATCGTCGCTCCGTTGGATATGACCTTGCCCTGGGCGCGCAGGTGTGCAATGGCGTCACGTTTGACTTGTTCTATGCTCATAGTCCTATCTCCACAAGTACAAATCCCTGTTTTTGGGTGTCAACCGCCGCATCGAGCGTGATGGGGCGAAAGCACCGGTCGTCCACCCCCAGCGCTTTCGCAATCCCGTCCAGGCTTGCCTTGCTGGCAGCCAGAAGGTTATCCAAGTCCCTGTGACGGTTATCGGGTGCGACGTATGTGATCCGCACCCCGACTGTCTTGGATAGCAGCATCTTGTCGCGGCCCAGCGCTGCCAGCGTGGACATATGCCCATCCTGGCGGGCGCGTACCTTGGCGTCCTGTGATCCGCCCCAGTGCCGTCCGTTTTTGCGGTTGGGCATGAGCCTGGAGTCGATCCAGGGCAGTTTGATGGTCAGGCGGTCGAGCTGCATTCCCTCTCCTTCCTCAGCAATTCGATGGTTTGATCACGCTCCCGCTCCGGCAGACCCGCGAGAAATGCATCCTGCTTGGCGCGGCTCGGACGCAGGAACTTGACGTAGCGCACGTTGCAGGCAATGCAGCCCTTTTGGTAGTACGGTGCATGTGTGCAGTTAAGTTGCAGTTCTGCGGGGGTCATTGCCACCCCACAAGATCAATGGGCCGGCAGGTTTTATCACCCGTATATTGGAGACTTTGGGGGTGATACCAGAGCGCCGTTGTGCCCTCCCATTCACCGTGCCGGTTTTTGTCGCAGATCAGCAATGCGTCAGGCTGCTTTCTGGTCTCGTCATCAATCGGAAGTTGGTTGCGCAGCAGTTTTTCAACTGCTTTTTCCTTCTTCTTGTTGCGCCAGACGGTCAGCACTTGGTCAACCTGATCAGAAATGGCGCCCGATCCTTTTGCGTCGAACTTGCCAGGCGCCTTGTCTTCGTTTTCTCCCTTGCGCACGTGATGGACAAGGTGGATGTGAACATCCAGATCGCGGGCGAGGCCGGTCAACACATCAACGAAATCCTTTTGTCCGTTGTAGTCATCCTCCCCGCGAACGCACTTCATAAGGCTATCTATGACGATGTGCTTGATCTTCAATTGATCAGCACAGTATCGAATGACGGCGTAGATCATTTCCGGCTTGACAGTCCCGAGTTGGTCATACAGCCAATACTTATCCTTTGCCCAGTCCATGAGCCTGTTAACCGCGATCTCTCCAGGCCTGTCGTTCATGGCGAACTGGCGCAACATTCGTTTCAGAGTGGATACCGGCTTCATTTCGAAGCTGGCTACACAAACTCTCTCGCCTTGGGCGGCGAAGCCAATGGTGGCCTGCCCCAGAAGCTGGCTCTTTCCATGCCCATTGATGCCTTGCCACAAAGTGACCTCGCCACCCCGGAAACGGATATGATCATGCGTCTTTGACCATGGCAGGCGAGCACCAGTTATCTGGTCGCCAGAACGAACAGAATCAATCAGGGCTGCACGCCATGTACTGGCATTCAGCACCTTGGCTTTAGGCTCCGATTCCGCCATGTAGGCGCGGAAATCGAAGGTGTCAGGCGTAATCATGGGGACGACATTGCTCATGCTTTTTCTCTGTAATCGTGGACAAAATCGGGGGACGATGTGACGATTCTTTCTGGGTTGAACTCGCGTAGCCTTGCGAAGACTTCCCGCAACCTGGACACGTCCACACCCTGCAAAAGCACCGTCAGGCCCGTCAGGAATCGAAAATCCAGCGTGCCGGCAACTTCGTCGCTGCCCACATGGACCTCTGGTAGTCCACCATTGGACAGAACGCCCTCTGCATCGTGATACGGCCCTTTGGGGCAAGGCCCGCTGAGCACCAAAAGCCACACCATCGAAGGGCGCAATCGCTCAAGCCTCATGCGGATGATCGTGTTCTGGCCTCTCATATCGCGCTCGCCATCAAATCGTCCATGCCGTCGTCATCACAACCAGCAGGCAACCCATCCTCCCAGTGTTTTTGGTTGATGTAGGTCAGGGGGGCTGGCTCATAACCGTCCTGCCACTTCTTCGTGCCTTTCATGGCCGCCAGGTGCAGCAAAATCTGGTCTGCATGGGCATCAAGGCCGCGCAGTTTCCACTTTTTCAGGCATTCAGCCTTGGCGGTTTTCCTGTCTGTCCTTGGCCAGGACTCCCAAAATTCCTGAAATCGAATCCCCGCAAAGTCGGCGCGAGCCGACGAATGTTTTTCTTTATTCTGGCTCTGGCTATGGTGAGCTTTCGTGTTGGGTTCCTGTTGGGTTTCCGAATCAAAACCCATTGGGTTATTTTTGGGTTCCGTGTTGGGTTCCTGTTGGGTTTGTTTTCTTGGCCTTCCGCCTTTCTTCCCGTTTTCCCGTGCGGTTTCAACTCGGTTTGAATCATCTTTCAATTGGCGTGCCGCCCTAGCATTGATGCGGGCACCGTTATCATCAACTGGGAAATAGGTATCAGCCACGCTACGGACGGCTTCTTGCTCTTTTTTGTCGAAGGCTCGGCATATCCTATAGAGAGCCGGGTAGTCAGCGGGTAAAGGCTGTTCAGTGGCGTAGTAATGGTCAAGCATCAGCGTGTACGCTCCATGCTCGGCCAACGATAGGTGCGCGGTGTCTTTTGCGTAGTCGCCCATGAAGCGCTTGTAGAAATTCACGCTGCCTCCCTATCCGCATGCACCACCCTTGCCAGCGGCTGGATAGCGATCTTGTAAGCTGCCTCAGCTTCGGGGCTCCAGAGGTTGCGCTGGATCATCAGGGCGCGGGCCAGGTCGCAATACTCCCATTCGAGTTTCCAGCGCTCCATCTTGGGCATGCCGCCCGTATCGTGTTCGCGGTGATGCTTGGGGCACATGGGCCAGGTCAAGGCATCAGAAACCTTGGTGCCCATGCCCTTGGTTGCGTTGGCGTGGCAAACCTGCACATCAACAGCGCCGCATTTGATGCAGGCCAGCGTGGCTACGGCACGGCGGTGTTTCTCGGAATGCCAGGGCTTGTTTTTGGGGAACATCATGCGCGCCTCGTGGTATCGCTATTGAAAGCCCAACTTTTGTGAATTTTTCTTTTTGCGCTCCTGTAGGCATCTTCCGCCTCATGGGGCGTATCAAACATCCCTAGGTAGGTTTGCTTCTTTCGCAGCATGATGATGGCAGCCCATTTGTCCCCTCGCCTCACCACGCCCCTTATTCCGCTTTTCGAATTACTCTGCGCTCTGCTTATGTTTTGTTGATTTTGGGCGCGGGGTATGTCTCGCAGATTTGCAATCCTGTTATCAAGAGGGTTTTGGTTGATATGGTCAATTTCATGCATAGGCCATTCACCCGTGACGTAAAGCCACACCAAACGACTTGCTATGTACTTGCGGCCAGAAAACCCAACTTCTACCCTGCCCTGCCAGGACACCCTCCCCGCCTCGGCACCAGCTCTTACTGATCTAGTTGGACTGATATTCCAAAACAGCTTCCCGCTTTCTGGCTCATACCTGAAAATCTCACGCACTAGGTCTGCCGTCATTTCCCTATTCACACTCATACCGTTTCCTCCTGCTCAGCCATCCATGCGTGGATGTACTCGATGAGGCTTGTCATCCGAGCTACCGACATTTGCGCAGAGGATTCGCGGATATTGACGAACTCGCCTTCCAGGCCCGGAATCATGTCCGCGCCCAGGCCGGTCGCCATGGCGTGACCGGAAATGAAAAGTACTTTCCACTGGGTCGGAGTCAGCTTGCGTCCATGCCATTCACACGACTTGGATGCCTCGGTAAAGAGCGCATGCAGCATGGCGTTCTGGTCAAGCGAGCGGGTGCGCGGCTGGATAGTTACCCGGAAGTTCTCGGGGGCCGCCATGACTGCTGCCGCCGCATTCCTGCGGGCCGTGTCGTGCGAGAGCTGGAATACTTGCTTTTCCATCATGCTGCCCTCAACAATCCGACACGCTCCATGCGCTCAGCGAGCTTGGACATGGCCCTCTGCGCCTCCACAAACTCGCGTTGCAGTCTTGCGCGCTCATCTTCAGGCTCTGTCGGCTGCGGATCGTCATATCCGGACTCGCGGGCGACGTAGTTCATGGCTGCGTGGCAATTGACCTCCCTGCCGATCTTGAGCAGCAGAAGCACCTGCTCGGGCGAAAACTTCTCCGCCCGCGCATCGTTCAGGCAGTCGAGCAGGGTCCGGTGGGCGGCATCCGGCGTCTTTTCAGGCCACAGTTTGCAGCCCACCGACTTGGCCCCACCAGCAGCCTTCACCACATCCTTGAGCGCATCCGAGAACGAGTCGTAGAAAAGGGCTTCTTGGTTCATTTCCGACCCCTAAGAACGGATATCTCGCGCTCCAGCCGAGAAATAGCTTTCCGCTTCATCTCGACAATGGATTCCAGCAAATCGGGCCGAAGCTCGACCGGATTTAAACGGGCGTATTCGCCGTAGATGGCCTGTGCAGCAACGTTATAGGCGGCAGCCGCTTCTTGCTTGGTTTGGTATGTGCCTAGCGCGATGTCTATGCCATCAGGACTGATCATGGCGGTCCATGCGCCGCCAGATTTTTTGACCCCGCTGTATCCATACTGTGAGGACGCCCTTCTGTTGAAACTGTTTTGTTTTGGCGTGGCAAGGCGAAGGTTTGCGCGCCGGTTGTCTAGCGTGTCCCCATTTATGTGATCAACTATCTGATTGGAGTCCGCCGCCATGATCAACCGATGCATCAGGACGCCGCGGTACTTCCCGTCACTGTTCTTAATGCTGGCTTGCGCATACGTTCCACTTGCCTTAGTTGATGCATGCCATGAGTAGTCGGCCAGCGCTGGCAGTACGTCGCTATCTACTAGCGCTGTGTACCCTCTTGAAAGTTCAACTTTCGCGGTCATTACGAAGACCTCCGAAAAATAAATTGAAATTCGGAAGCGTTCGGATAGCCTCCGCTAGGGAAAAAAAGAGAAGATGGCGCCATGAACACGACACACACATCACGCATGGCTGGCCTCTTTGGTGGGGCGGCGACGCATTACGCGACGGTGCAAAGCAAGGAGTTTTTGGCCATTCGCCCAGCGCATGTCTCGCTGGCTACCGGCGAGCAAGCCTGCAACAGTCGGCTGTTTGATGCCAACCTCGGTGGCGATTTGTGCCTGGGTGTACCCCGAAGAAAGCACTTCCGAAATGATGTTTTTCCAGTCCATAGCGCAATCATATCGGATTTCCTATCCTATAACAATAGGCAAAACTATGTCATTTACTATCAGAATGCCGATATGACTACCTTCGGTGAACGACTTAAAGATGCCCGCAAGGCTGCTGGCTTAAGCCAGAAAGAAGTGGCCCGTCGAATCGGCACGAAGCAACCGCTCATTTCGGAGCTGGAGAGCGACGAGTATCAAACCTCCGGGTTTACAACGAAGCTTGCCTATCTCTATAAGGTCAGCGCCAGGTGGTTAGCCGAAGGCAAGGGGCCGCGAGAGATTTCCGCGTCTGAATTACTGGACGAACCGGAAATGGAGTGGCTCGTCCGTCAATACGGAAAGGCGGATGCGGTAACAAAGGCACTCGTGACTCATCTTTTGCGAGAGCCTGAGCAAGCTCGTCCAGCCTGGATGAGCGAAGGAACCGCATCATCAATAGAAAATGCGCGCCTGCTGGTGGCGGAGCAGTTTGATGGTGGCAAATAAGTAGAGTGCGCGTGTATTATCGGCCCATGACCCGGCGAGAGGTAACAAAATGAGAATAACGATACTGGCTTTGGCAGTACTGACTTTGACCGGTTGCGCCCAGCAGATAGCGATGCAGCAACAGCAGGAGGCTGAGATGGCGGCAGCCTCTGCGAAGTCTGTTTGCGAAAGCGTCCCCGAGCGCCCAGAGTTGGCCATACTCAAAGAACAAGTGGTGTTCGACTACACCAAGGCCACCGTGGCCCAACTGGCAGACAATCGCAAGCCCACAGCCGCCCAGAAGGCTGTAATCGCAAATATTGACCAGTACAACAAGCCTTGCGAGGATGCCGCTATCGCGTTGTATTCCAAGTACACGCCTCGGGCATTGCCAATTTATATGGAGACCAGCCAGTCGGTAAAAATGTTGTGGGCCAGATTACTGAACGGCGACATGACGTTTGGCCAGTTCAACACGGAGAAGGTGAAGCTCGCATCAACAGCGCAAGCTCGCGCCACCCAGCTGCACGCCAACCTACAGGCGGAGGCCCAACAACTGCAACTACAGCAACAGCAGCTTGGCATCCAGAACATGCAACTCTGGAACAGCATGCGTCCCCGTACAGCCAACTGCTACCGAGTAGGCAACAGCGTTTCCTGCACGCAGTGGTGACTGCAAAACGCCCGATGCCCTCCCCCACGGAGGGCTTTTTTTGTGCCCAATAAAAAAGCCCCGAAGGGCCGACAAAGAACTTCGGGGCAAGAGTGCGCATTCCGCCAGGAATTTGCGATGGCGATCATATTCCTGCGCCCAACAGCCGTCCACGTAATTCGCTTGTAGCGGTCAATCATTGACCGGTCCGACCCGCTTCGGCGGGTTTTTTGTGCCCGGTGATTCCAATCCAAGCGCCTTGCTCACCGCATCGATTCCCCTACCGATAGTGTCACAATTTGGGCCTTGCCCTGTTCATACATACAGTGGCAATATAACCACTCGTGTCAAAAAATACAGAAAGGTAAGGAGAATGCGAAATAAAGCCTTCAAAGAGGAGATGCCACAATCCCCTCGTATCCATCCACCGGCCAGGCCGCCAGACCTTTTAAGGCGGTTTAACACACAAGAGTCCATCGCAGCACTGAATGAAGCAATCGCGCTTGCGCCGCTCGGCGTTCTCACCCGCGCAACCATCTCCACGCTAGTTGACATTCGCGACGCCTTAGCCTGTAACGACACAGGCGAATAACCCCCACTGAACCGACGGGCCGATAAAAATACCGGCCTGTTACAATTTAGTATCGGAATTCCTATTGACTCAATAGATAGGTTTTCCTATACTTCTTCTAACGCCCCACACCACTAGGCCAAAGGCCACGGCGAAGGAGGCGAACGTTCTTTAACAGTCGAGATAGAAGCGAGGGCATTGACGCCCTAATGGAGTCGGACGCAGGCAGGGCTACCAGCGCATCGGCGGCCTGAGCCTCGAAAGAGATTATTCAGGACGGTGGATCCAATGCCAATCCTCCCCTGCCTGCCGAAGTATCCGTTAGGACTTGATCGCGTCGTCAACCGCTGCAAGCGCACTCCGCATATGCGGTTGGTGCTTCCCTGGCGTTGCGTCCTACAGCCCCCATGGATTGGTCATCACCTGTTGACGCAGGTGCACTGGCTAGGGGAGTCCAAAAATTGGGTCATAAGACCTCCTTTTGGGCCTCCGAAATGTGGGCCTTGGGATGCTTTTAGCAGGAAGCCCCGATCAAGGTCAATGCCCTCACTTCTGTCTCGATTGTGCCCCACCCACCCTTAGCCCCAGACGGCACGGTACGGGAAGGCGAACAGTAGGCGGGAGACAAACCGCTGAGCATCAAGTGGTTGGCGCGCACTTAAAAGCGTAATGCTCTGACGGCCGGAGGATAAACGGACCGGGCTTGGGGAGGGACCGACCTACGGGCGGACAAACCAGCAGGTAGGCGTCTGAGGATGGCCTACTCCACCCACAGGGAAGCTGTGGGCAGATACCAGACCCGCAAGACGGGACTACGACTGGTACGCATCTGAAGCGCGGATTCAATCGAGTCCGGCTTTTCATGCGACGAAATCAACGCCCTCCTCGGTACGGCGGGCCTGTGAGTATGCCCGGAGTGCCTCACCGGGAAGTGGTCAGGGATTAATCACCCCTGACTGCCCATTCGCCTGCTAACGCGGGCGCTTTGGCAAGCATCCATGTTGGGTGCTTACTGAAGCGAGAGCAAGCCTTGATTACTTGCTATCAGAGGAATCTGTTGCTTGCGCGTCTTCTTCTAATTTAAGCATCTGTAATTTCAAATTAACGAGCATTCTCGCTAGTCCGAATATTGCCATCCCGCAAGCGGAGATAGACAGGCCCATGGCGAGAACAAGAACCTCTTCTTTGCTCGGAGGGTCGCCGGCCACTTGGCGAAATCTAAAAGCGGTGTAGAGGCCGAGAATTAGATATATGAAGAAGTGAACTCGACGAGGCTCCAGGATGGCTCTAAATATATTCCAGCTTCTTTTATCGGCCCTTCTTGTAGTTCTGAGTGTTTTGAATGCAATCAGCAACTGGGCAAGCCCGATCAGCATCGTAATCGTGGCAATAACGAGCATCCATTGCTCAATAGTCAGCGCCATAGTGATCTTGGAGCGAAAACACAAAGCCCAAGAATAACCCATCCGCAAGCCCTGCGAGCCAGGGTTTACGCATGACCACAAATAGGGAGAACAAGATGGAACACAAGCACACGCCGGGGCCGTGGGAGGTAGCCACGGAGGCGTTTGATAACGAAGGATTTCCGGAAACGGTTATCCAGGCTCTGTGTGGCTCGGCTGTGGTGGCGGTCGCCCTTGATTTCGGAGAAAACAATCCAGGCATGAGAGAGCACAACGCCCGACTGATCGCCTCCGCGCCTGATCTGCTGGAAGCGCTGCAAGAATCGGATAACCAGTTGCGTGAAGTCCTCGCCAGCATCACCGACGGTCGCGTACATCACGACGGCGATGAGTTTCACTTGGCGCTGGCCGCAAATCGCGCCGCCATCGCCCGCGCTACCAAGGAGCCAGCATGATCACTGAACCAAAGTTCGACACTTATCTTTTCACCCGCGCAGAGGGCTTCTACCCAGTCCACATTACCAAAGAATCGGTTGCTGCCAACATCGAACACAACCCAGGCACCCTGAAGGTCGAGGAATACAGCCATGACGGCCAGCACAAGACTATCTGGACGCAGGCTGATGGCTGGCTGGATAGTGAGTATGCCGCCATGTTTGGGAGCCAGCATGACCACTGAAACCAAGATACTGACGCGAGAGCAGATAGATTCCTGTTTCGACGGCCCCATGCCATCGGGTAGCGGAAAGAGCCGTTATGACGTAGCGCGATTGATCGAGCAAGCCGTCCTGAATTCGCCGGAGGTGGTGGCGATGCGGGAGCAGAACAAATTGCTACTCGGTCTGGTTAAGGAAATGTCTGAAAACGACACCTACGAAACCGAATATGACGGACGCATGTACAGCATCTGCCACGGATGCGGAGCGCAGGACGGCGAGGATCACAGAAATCAACGTTGTGTCTACCTGCGGGCACAGGCCGCCATCGACGCCGCCATGGAGGCTAAAGATGAGTTTTGAAGAAGCATTCCAAGACGTAACTGAATGGCTATGGAAGGAATATCCGGCCTACAACGGTTGGCGCATTCGCAGTTTTGCCTGGCAGTACGACCTGAGTGCCCTGCCCTCAGAAGTGTACTTCGCGCTGTCTGACAAATTTGAGGCACATGGCGATATCAGCATTGATGACGTTAAGGAACACATAGAGCGTGTTCAGCCGCCCGAAGGATACGCCTACGTCACCTTGCAAAAGGACGATGTGCGGGTCGGTTTCAACGTGCCCGTGCATGTATTTCAGGAGGCTAAAGATGAGTAATGTGCCGATGCCGGAGCCGATGGCAGAAATCACTAGGATCGCAGGAACTGAGATTTTCGACCTGACCGAAGCCGGGAAAACATCCGGCTTAACAGTCGGTGCCCAATTCATCACCACCACCCAAGCCCAAGCCTACGCTGATGCGAGGGTGAGGGAGGTGTTGGAAGAAGCTCTCACAGTCGTTGCGGATGAACAGAAAAGTCTTTGTGATGACGATCACGAACTAGGTTGGAGCGATTGCGCCGACACTATTCATAAGAATATCCGCGCCCTAATCCCCACCCCACCAACGGAGAAACCATGAGTGAACAAACCTTCGGCCAGAAAGCAGTCGGCCTATCCTTCAACCCCAGCAACCTGTCAGACGTTGATATGGTCAAGCGCGGATTTGCCGAACAGATCGACATCTTGCACGAGCTGCGCCAGCACAGCGAAGACCCAGAAATCAAACGGCTGTGCAGCGTGGCGATTACCGAGACGCAAACCGCTCAAATGTGGGCGGTCAAGGCGCTCACCTGGAAGTCCTGATTCCTCCGGCCTGGCCAGCCATCACCCATAGGCCACTCCCCTGCCCGCGTCGGTTGCGTGGTTGGGGCCATCACAGATAGGGCGGCGTGGAAAATCGGAGACACGCAAAGGCAGAGCGGGGCTGCCAGAAATAAAGCCCGCTGAGGAAGGTAGGCATCCGATCCGCCGCTGGAAGTACCGAAAGGTGAACAAGCGGGAATGCATCGCCGGGGTAACGTCCGGCCCCTATCTGTGATGGCAAGCAGTACGCGCAGGCGAGGCGCTCAAGTGAGGGAAATCACCCCTGATGTAGTTCAGGTCCCGGATGCTTCGGCATGGTCCACTGGTGACGGTGGAACGGGAAGACCCTTTTGATGCTGGTGAATCGACACCGTTAAACGTGAAACTTAGACTGGTTTGAGTCCAGTCCATGCCGGGATCGCATCCGGTGCCATCAGTACAGCCCCAGCAGTACGCATGATGGGGCTTTCAATCGAAGCGGATGCCGTGCCTCTGGACTTCCGGGGGAGCGCACACGGACGCAGCTTCGCGGGCGGTGCACGATACGCACCCAACTACAGGCCACCCGGAGCCTGACCCTAGCGGGCAAATCCGGGGCCTTGTGGTCAAGGTGCCTAGCCCTTTGCTCTTGGCGGAGCGTAAAGGGTGTACTTAGGGGTCAGAGGCGCCTTGACCAGAGGGCCGCTCAAACGCTGCACCTTCGCAGCATTTTCAATCATCTAGTACGTGAGGGTTGCGGCCCTCTATCTATTCCCATCTCAGGGAGATAACCATGTTAATCACCACGCGCATAAACAGTGCGGGCCATGTCTCGCCCTGGTCAACACCAACGACCGATCAGGTGATGGATGTACTCAAGGGCGATCTATCGAGCGACGGCTATTACCGTCCCGCCGCGCACTGGGCGCTGGCCATCTTCGACCAACCCGATTTTATCGAGGACCTGTCCATCGACGCCAAGCGGGAATTGCTTGAATTGATCGCCAGCAACCCCGGCACCCGATACCAACACATCTACAACCACGTGCGCGACACCGTGGCGGACATAGTGGAGCAAGAGAAATGAACATCACCAAGACCGTTTATCTGCATGAAACGCCGTATGGCACCCACATCTGTGCTGGCTCGAACCTATCAGGCGAGGAATGCTTTGAGAACTACATCCTTCTTGCATCCAAGGAAGTCACGTTCAACGTGCCCGACGATCTTAACAAGACAGCCCTGAAGGTTGCCGCCATCGACCGCCAGATCGAGGAAACGCACGAGGAATACACGAGGCGCTTGTCCATGCTGAAAGATGAAAAAGCCAAGCTGTTGTGTCTTGAGAATGCAGCATGAGACTCCTATTCCTACTGATCTACATCGTGCAGTTGCCTATTCAAATTTTGGGAGTGAGGGGATGAGCGAAAAATGGACGAGGCAAGAGGCTATCAACCTCTGCATCTTGATCGAGTCAGTGTGCCCGCAATTCGGGTGCCACGTCGCCCTGACTGGCGGCACTCTATACAAGGCTGGGGAACGAAAAGACTGCGATGTCTTGTTCTACCGGATAAGGCAGGTGGAAAACATCGATCAAGATGGGCTGTTCGCCGCTCTGGCTGACATTGGCGTGGAAAGACTCAGCGGGTTTGGCTGGGTACACAAGGCCATCTATCAAGGCAAGAACATCGACATGTTTTTCCCCGAAGCGCCTGACGGCGAGTATGACCGCGAGCCAGCCAGCGACGACGCAATCATTGAGGATCTGGCATGAAAACACTACTCAAATTCTGGCATTGGGCCACACAGTACACAGGAGCGCCAGAAGAACAGATCCCTCGATATGCGGTGTTCTTTGCTGGCCTATTTGTGGTCGGCGCATATGTGCTGATGTCAACGCTGGATAAGGCGGGGTTTTAAAGGATAAGGATATGAACGCAGTAACGAAAGTCGAGGCCGGACAAATTATGTCCGCCGACCAGATGCGCGACCGCATCAACGCCGTGCAACGAGTCATGAAATCGGTAATGAAGGAAGATACTCATTTCGGAGTCATTCCCGGCACGAAAAAGCCAACCCTCTATAAGGCCGGTTCCGAAGTTCTGCTCACGACTTTCCACATGGGGCTGCGCCTCGAAGTGGACGACCTTAGCGATTCTGATCAGATACGCTACCGAGTCAAGGCCGTTGGCTTTCATCAACCTACTAGCTCTATCGTCGGCGAGGGGCTGGGTGAATGCTCTACCAACGAGGAAAAGTACCGGTGGCGGACTGCCGTCTGTGATGAGGAATTCGAAGCCTATCCAGAGGGCCGCAAGCGTATCAAGTTTCAACGCACATGGAACAGACGATCTAACCGATACGAGTTCATGCAAATAAAGCAAGTGCGTACCGAACCGGCGGATCTAGCAAACACTGTCCTGAAAATGGCTAAAAAACGAGCGCAGATCGACTTTACCCTAACCGCTCTTGGCGCTTCCGACATATTCACTCAGGACATTGAAGATATGCCCGAAGAGTTGCGCAGCGCTGTTGATGACGATGGCAACCCCGCACCGCAGGGATCGGCCATTGAGCACCCCGCCATGAAGGATGCGAAGACCGTACAAGACTTGGCCAAGGTTATGAATGCGCTGAAAGCGGACGAGCGCAAGAAGTTCATGCCTTACTTCCAACAGCGCATGGAGGAACTAAAAAAGGAGACCAGCAATGGCGATTCAGGGCAGTGATGAATGGCTGATGGAGCGCTGCGGTTTTGCTACTGCATCGCACTTCGCCGACATTCTCGCCAAAGGGCAAGGGAAAACCCGTGCCGCATATATGCGCAAGTTGGTAGCCGAGCGCATCACAGGCAGGCCAAGGCCCACCTACTCCAATGGGCACATGGCAAGAGGCAACGACCAAGAACCATTTGCCAAGATCGCGTACATGGCCGAACGCGGCGTTGTTATTGATGAAGTGGGCTTCGTTAGGCACCCGGAAATCATGGCCGGCGCATCGCCTGATGGGCTAATTGGCGATGACGGAGGCTGTGAAGTTAAGAGCGTCATTGCTGAAGTTCAGATCGAAACCATATCTAAGGGTGGCTATCCGCCGGAACACAAGGCTCAGATTCAGGGCAACCTATGGATACACCAGCGTCAATGGTGGGACTTCATCAGTTTCAGCGACGACATGCCAGATGATCTGCGTCTATATGTATTTCGGGTAGAGCGCGACGATGAATACATCAACGAACTTGATGCGCAGGTTAGAGCCTTCCTATCCGAGGTGGATGCGGAAGTCGAAAAATTCTTGAAAATCGCGAGGAAATAATGGCATCAGTCAACAAAGTCATTCTCGTCGGCAACCTGGGCCGCGATCCCGAAGTTAGATACAGCCCCGATGGGGCCGCCATCTGCAATGTCTCCATTGCCACCACTTCGCAATGGAAGGACAAAAGCAGCGGCGAGCGCCGGGAAGAAACCGAATGGCATCGTGTGGTGTTCTACAACCGCCTTGCCGAAATCGCAGGCGAATACCTTCGCAAGGGCCGGTCAGTCTACATCGAGGGCCGTCTGAAAACAAGGAAATGGCAGGATAAAGACACCGGACAAGACCGCTACAGCACCGACATCGTTGCCGACCAGATGCAAATGATCGGCGGCAAAGACGACGACCAGCGCCAGCCACCACAGCGATCTGCCCCGCAGCAGCGACCAACACAACAAGCGCCCGCCCCGAATCTAGCGGATATGGATTCAGACATCCCCTTCATGCGTGCCGGCCACGGAGCGGCTTGGCGCTGCATCTAACCCCCCCTTCCCCACCACCACGAGGCCCGGCGCCCTAATAAGGCGCTGGGAGAGATTTGTGTCCAACGCATCCATCACCCTGCTCATTGTCTGGGTAGTCGCCGCGTGGCTGACCCATATTATTGCCAGCATTGCCGCCCACGCCTGGGGGCTGCTCATTGCCGGCGCGATCATGTTCCCAATTGGGATTATCCACGGCACTGGCGTCTGGCTGGGAGCTTGGTGATGAAGCGTTTTGATCTGAATCGAACTTATCGCCACGGCATCGGCATGCCCGAAATCATCGAGTGCGCAGATGGCCGGTTTGTGCGGTGGGAGGATGCTCAGAAGCTGAGGGAGGCGCTTGAAGAATGCGTAAAGCTGCTGGCCAGTGCGCCAAAAGCGACTCGGAGCATGTACGTCGGTCGAGGCTCGATTGCATGGGGAATACTAGCCGAGACAGTATGCAAGCATGCATGCGCCGCCCTATCGGGAGAAGGGAAATGACAGACAACTATGCACAGTTGCGGGCGGCGCTGGATGCAGGGCCTACGCCAGGGCCATGGGCGGCAAACAGCGACGGGGAAGTTTGGGCCACCAAACCCATGAGGTTCAACCTGACAAGTGCTGGCATCCCGATGGTTGCCGAAGTCTGCAGGCACGACGATGCTGAAGGTGGGTTTCCGTGGAAAGAAAACGCTCGCCTGATCGCCGCCGCCCACCCCGACACCATACGTGTCTTGCTGGCAGAGCGCGACAGGCTGCGGGAGGCACTGCGCTGGGCTGCTGGAACACTGCAATCCGCATGCTGCCTATCCGGGCCGATTTGCGAGAACAGCCCGTTCAGGCTTGGAGATGAAACACGAACCATCGCGCAGATCATTGATGCTGCTGACGCCGCACTCGCACAGGAACAGGGAGACTGAAATGGGATTTTTCAAGCCAATTACCGCCCGCCGTTTATATGAGCTTTTGGACGAAGTTGCCAAGAAGCACCAAGGGAACCCAGACGCTATCAACTTAGATGCCCCGATCAGCATCTACATTCCCGGCGACGATGAAGACGACGAGGGGGAGTATCGCAAGGTCATAAGCATGGGTGGTGGTGAGTTTACAGATGGACTCGTACTGAGCTTGTTTGATGCGTATGGGGATTGACATGAACACCGAACAGGAAAGAGCCGCGTTTGAGGCGTGGCTAGGGATAAAGCCATGCGGAGCCGCGCACGACTTCGCATGGGAAGCATGGAAAGCCCGAGCTGCCCTGCAATCGCAGGATCGGGAGGATGCGGGTATGGCGGAAATTATGCGGGAGGCCGCACAGATCATCGCCGCTATCCCGCCCGAGCATGCGCCTGACAACATCCGTTGGCCAATTGTTGATGAGCTTGAAGGCTTCGCTTCAAAGATCGGACACGCCCGCGTCGCCATCAAACATGACCGCAAGGGGCGGGGTGAGCCGGTGGGGGAGATTCATTGTCGCATTTACCACGACACCGAACAGCACAGGGATTACCTGAAGGCCAGATTCCATCCTGACACATGGAGAAACCGGGTCAGTTTTGAATGGCAGGAGCATAGGTGGGCGTACCGTTACACTCACTTTGACGATTCTGGTGAGTATGACCTGATCGTTAGGACAGCCCCACAGCCCGCCGAGCCTAGCAGGGGTGAGCCGGTGGCGTGCTTCAAATGCGGGCACGCAAAGCATGGTGGCGAATGCGTGAACGTAGCCCCACAACCCGCCGAGCCGGTGAATAAAACCGATTGGAATACGGTGCTCTCGTCATGGAGTGACGATGATTTTGTGCGTGTTTTCCATGAGCGCCCGGATTTGGCAGACCGTTTGCGAAAGATGCTTTCCGAGCCGGTGAAACACAAACGCCAATACGCGCAAGGCACGGCGCTGGGGGAGTTTGGCATTATCCCCATGTGCGATCAGGTGAATGACGAGCCGGTGAAGGCGCCGAGTGATGCGATAAGCGTGGTGGGGGTGCCTGAGTTTGACGCGCTCATGGATCATATCTATGAGAACGGCACTGCTAGCGAGGGGGTATTACCATTGGCGAATGCATTCGCACGCGCCCTTCTCGCCCGCTTCGGCAATGCCGCCCGGCCCGACAACTGCGATGAAGTGAATATCGCTGTTTTTGGAGAGTGAAATGATCGAAACCGCCATCGACGCCAAAGGCCGCCAATGGAAGCCCTTTGATCTGGTGTGGGACGGCCCGGACGGCCAGTTTTGCGCCACCATCCACGCAATCTCAGAGGATCACGCTCGCCTGATGCTGGCCGATATCAAGGCCACCGGGCGGATTGAGGGCGAGATTATCCAGGAGATACCGACATGAGCCTCGGCCCTGATTGGTTGATAGCCCTGGATGCCATGGGCTACGCCTACCTGATCATGTACGTGGTGTGGGGGCAGGATTGACCGAGCGCATTGCCGAAGTCCTGGCCCTCACCGCAAAGCACTGGTTACAGCCCCCGAGTGGGGCGCGTATTATGGAGTTTGATAATGATAACGCTGCAATCCAAAGATCTCGAATCGATCATCGAGGAGGCATCCCGGCGCGGGGCAAGGATCGCATTCGAGGAAATGGCGCTGTACCAGCTAGGGGACGCCGCCAAGCGCCTGGGTATCAGCTACCCAACGCTGCTGCGCCGGATCAAGGAGGGCAAGATACGCCCCGTTGATGGCCGCATCACAGGCGCGGAAATCATGCGCTACCTATCCAAGCATGTCGGCGATTGATTCAGCGCTCGGATTATAGTAAACGAGCGCGAACCTGGAATCACGCCAGCCGAAAATCTTGCACAGCGTCAGCATGTCAACCTTGCGGGAAATCATCGTCGCGGCGGTATGGCGGGTGTCATGCCACGTAAAGCCGGACAGCCCCGCTAAGCTGCGATACTTGCGAAACAGAGAATCCAGCGAGGCGGTTGTCAGTCCGAACACCAGCGTCTTGTCGTAGCCGCGTATCATCTCGATGGCGGCCTTGGCCTTCGTAGAGAGCGGCACATCGCGCTGCCTGCCATTCTTCGTGGAGGGCAGGTGAACGTACTTTGCGTGCACATTATCCCAAGTTAGTGAGCATAGCTCCCCGGCCCGCATGCCAGTCCTGAGCGCCACCAGAAAGCAGACTGCAATGGCGTGGCGCGGGGACTCAATGGCCATCCCCCTTGAGTATCCCATCTGACGGAGCAGCGCCCTGATTTCCCACCAGTGCAGGACACGTTGCCGGTGCGCCGGAGCCGATGGGCGCCGGATATCCTTGCAAGGGTTTTTCTCGATCAGGCCCCATTCCTTCCTCGCCGCCTCGAATACAGAGCTGAGCGCATTGAGTTCGCGCAGCACTGAGGACGGCTTGACTGATTTCAGCCTGTCGTCGCGGAACTTGGCTATGTCTGGCCCAGTTACCTGGGTAATGGGCTTGTCCAGCGGCAACAAATACCGTTCGAAGGCGGCTAATCGGATAAGCTCCTTGTCCTTGCCGCGCTTCGTTGGTGAGATTTCCTCGGCATACTGGCGCAGGACAGTCCGCAGTGATGTGCGGTCCCCTTCTGGTGTATGCTTGTTTGTCGCGATCTCAAGCTCTCGTTTGGCAGCCCATTCCACGGCCTCGCGCCGGGTGGCAAATACCCTGCTGTCCCGGATGCCAAACTTCTTGATTTGCGCCCGGTATCCCGTCGCGGTTTTGGTGATGCTGGCCATGGTGAGGATGGGGCATTTTTGGGGCCTGCGATGTCGAAAATTGATTATTTTGACTATCAGGCACTTACATGCACCGCTCGTAACTCGCTGATTTGATAGATTTTGCATTCTAGCCGAATCATGATCTATCATTCGCGAGTGCCTTTCACCGGCACCACAAACCCACTATTTATGCGGGTTTAGAGAAAAAATGGGGCTTTTTTGGGGCCTCTTGCGAAATACAGCCCGCCACCGAGCGGGCTATTTTTTTGCCTGGACGGCGCGCACCACCGCCGCATGCCGAGCCTTGCATTCCCCATACTGAAACATCAGGTCGATGTACGCTTGGCCGACGTCATCCCATCCGCCACCGCCCAGCGCTGGTATATCGGGACACGGCGCAGTCAGATTAGCGGGCAGCGTTGCTCTTTCGGCGGGCATCCTCGAAGATGCGCAGCCGGATATCGTCAGGATGGCAATCAAGAGGCATAGGAGCCTGGATAAC